GTCACATCTCGACCAGACGATCTTGCCTCTGATGCGGCCGTTCTAAATTGCCCACCTAACCGCTCAACCCTTCGGCCTTCATTCCGAAGCGAGTGATTCGCAAAAGGAGCGGCAATAGAACCAATAGTACGCCCCAAGAATCTAGCGGGAGCAGTTACTGCTTTTCCAACTTTCCATGCAGCTCCTAAACCTTTTCCAAGTTTAGTATCCTTCACTGCCACCATAAATCCCTTTGCTATTTGCTCACCTACTGTTACGAATATTGGCATTATAGCCTTAAGAGCAGCCAACAGAGCATTTGCAAGTAGCCCAGCAATAACACCTATGGCTCTAATACCTTCGTTTATAGCCCCGTTAGCTATCAATTTGCCTAACGTTTTCGCGTGTGGAGCAATGAGGTCTATTGCTTTTTGTATTCCAGTCTGTAGTGCTACCGCAGCTTTGTTAAATATACTTGTAAGATCTTTAAAAATATTCACTGAATCGCCATTGGATGCGAGATCGAAATATTCTCTAATCTTTGCCACCACCGCTTCTATAGCACTCGCAGCTGTATTTGCCCATGAGTCGAATTGGCCTTGATTGCCTACAAGCCAATCCCTCACCGCTACACCTACGTCGGTAACTACAGGCAACAAGGCTTTACCGATTGTATCAGCAGTGTTCTTTACCTGTGCCCATAGTTGGCGGAATACATTTGCTGTTTCGTTTAACGTCCGAGCCATATCGTTCTGGTCTTTTCCGGTTGCGTTTAGAATTGCACGGTATCGTAGCATTACCTTTTCGACCTGTGTTAGTTCTTTTTTTGCACCCTTCATAGACATTCGAGCCATGATCGTAGCGTCCGATAGGGCTAGATGTTTTATAGTTGTCTCATTAACAAGAATACCAAGCCTTTTAAGCGGTTCTGATTCGCCTGTAATACCAGCTTGAAGCTTAAGAAAGACTTCTTCTGGCTTCTGGTTTCGGAAAGATGCAATATCGTTCACAAGCCTTGTAAGCCCTTTAGACATTGCAAACGATTCATCCTCCGCTATTCCCATAGATGTAAGCATCAACTGGAACGTGCTAAGTGCTTTACGAGTATCGTTCTCGAATAGATTCAACGACTTAGAATATTCCCGGGCAAACGTAGCGGCCTGTCCTGCCATGCTCCCCATTGAGATTTTAAACAAGTTGTCAGTTTCTCTAACGTCGGATGCAATTTTAACCGAGGCTATTCCAATGCCTACGAGAGATACTACAACTAACTTTGACAGAGATACTAGCTTACGAAACCCAGACTTAATAAGTCTGAACATACTGCTAGCCGCTCTTTTCATAGACGCAAACGCAACCTTAAAAGAAGTCTTCATAAACGTGGCGGTCTTAACGGCTGATTTCCGTATAGACGCAAACATTCTCTTATAGTTGCTTCCAAATTTAGACGCAACTTTCTTAGCCGTAGCTAAACCTTTTCTCAGTGGCGCAAGGTTTGCTGTTATGTCAATCCGTGCTTCGCCTAAACTCATCGACATGCCCTTTCGTGATTCTCTTCGCGGAAGGATTCTTGCCTCTCCGCTGAATTTATAATTTGTACTTGCTGTATCACTTCAAAGAACCTTACTAATTCCATGCTCATTATTTCTGCATAGCTTATTGCCCCTTTTGTAGCCATCACCAAACCTATTACGGATTGGATGATGGGGCAACTTCGTTTTTTTCAAGTTCGCCTACAGACTTGCCGGATGGCATGAGCTGTTCAATGTACTTACCAAGACTAGCAATATCCATGTTTTGTCCGACTTGTTCTAAGGTCACATCTGGGTTATTCTTCTTGACAGATCGCCACAAAAGAAACTGGACAACTTCGGCATCAACTTCAACCTTATCATCACCGTCGCCAAAGATACTCTTACATTCTGTCAGCTTTCGATCGACCTGCAAGACCGCATCCGCTGGCATGTTATCCCCGTACAACTCTCTGAACGATGATATTAGTTCCTTGCGTTTCTGTTCGCGTTTCATGGTTTCGTAAGCTGCCATATCGCCTACGCCAGTTGGTGCTAAATTCTCAAACATATCTCTTTCCCTTTTTTAAATTATGCCGTAATTACAAGGTCTACTTCCCCTGTATATATAAATGACATTGTAGTTGTTTCTGTTCCAGTTCTATCTACGCCTGTTTCCGATCCAGTACATATCGCAGTGCCTTCGTATCTGCCATCTGTTGCAGTTGCACTTCTAAACAGATTTAATGCACCAGATACACCCTCTAAGATGACGAGATCAGTTGCAGGGGTAAGGATCGTTACTGTAGCCGTGGCATTGTTCGTCCCAGCTAATTTAACACGTCCGCAATTAGTAGCGTGAGCTGCGGTAGCATCTGATACTGGACAACTCATTGTTACCGTCCAACCAACTACATCAGCGAATGCAGTAGGTGTTACTCCCCATGTACCGTTAAGCTGCTTGCCGTGAATGGTATTAGTTGACGCAGTAGCAGCCGCTTCCCCCGTTGTCGCCGTCACAATACCAGCAGTGTCATTGCCTTCAAATGAATAACTAATGGAGATATTGTCATCAACTACAGCCGTTTCAGTTATTCCGGTAATAATAACGGCAGCCGTACCATTAACCCCGGCATCCTGAAATGAAAATTCAGCCGGCCCACCCCCGCCTATTAAAGCCGTAGTGTCTAAGGCAACTTGGGAAAGACCTTCTGCTGTAGCGTTAAAATCGGTTAAGCCAGCATTAAACTTGTCCCACGTATCGCCCATCGCCGTGGCATCTGCCGTTTCCCCGATTCTTGTCAAACTATAACTCTGTAAATTTGCTATATTTACACCGTCATAGACTAAATTACCTTTTTTACCATGATAAGCCATGATTACCCTTTCTTAATGTTGATACCAAAGATTATAATCTAAGTCTAATTGCCATATATTATCTATTTTACCACGATTGCTCGCACTTGTTCTTTGCATTGCTAACTTTGTATATTCGCCTGATGGGAATGTAAGATCTGACCAATCATAAAGCGAAATAAATGCCTGTAACGCACTAAAGGCTTCCACGCCACCATCGTCATTCTTAGAGAAAAGGCTTACGGTTATTGAAGCTGTCTCTATTCCATTAGTTCTATCGCCTGCAATCTCATCAATATTTGAGCCGTTCCATGCAAACACCCCATAGGGGAAGGTCACTTCGTCTTTGGCCTCCATAAACCATAGACCGCCGGTAAGTATCGTACGCAGTGCCGCTCCCGCCGTGACTTCGTTAAACTTGGACATTATTGCCGTAGCTATATTACTAATCATTTGTTTGCTACCTCAAAAAACTTCTTTATTCTACTTCTTGATTTTATGAGCGACGGTCTTAACCAAGGCCTTGCTTCGAGTCCTTTGCCTTGATCTAGAAACCATCCATAATCTGGATCTGTTCGCGGGCTTTGTGATCTTATCTTGTCAATATCAGGGCCGACATAACCTTTAATCTCGTTTCCTCGCTGAGCAACCTCAAAACTAATGCTATTGGCAAGAATGCCTGTGTCCCTTGCAGGCGGGTCGCCAGGAGACGAAGCCCGATGTGACTTGCTTCCACGTTTGTATAGCCTGCCCGATCCTGCACCGCCTATGAGCATCTTAGCGGTAGCCTGTACGGTTATCGCGGCTTTATTCATAGCTTTGATATTTTCTTGTGTTACTTCTGCTAAAAATCTATCACCATTCCATGTAAGTTTGCCAGCCATTATTTCACCTCCAACATATCAATTTCAAGATGGTGATTATGTCCAGCACCGTCACCAATACCCGTAATTTCAAAAGTCTTACCGATAAAAGTAATACGATCTGTTTCGTTTATCTCCGTTGATGTTGAATCATAGGCGGTATACAACTTGTATACATCTGTTAATGTCTCTTTACCGAAAGCGTTTACTGTTTTAAGCGTTCTATTTTGTACAGAACAAGTTAAGGCCGCTATACGAGTTGAGTACGTAGGATTAGCCGTCCCGGTAACTGTTTGGGCGTCGGTCTTTGATTGTACTACACATGTATTTGGATAGATCATACCGAAGTCATCCATTTTCTTAACCGCATTGTCATATCACCTGACATACTTGATACCCCACCCGATGATGCACCGAGTCCGGTTTCGTATTCGTAATCACCTATCTTTTCTCTTTTCAGATTAGAGTTAATATTCCTCTTGTCGTAATACTGTTTTGTTAGGTCAATGCAAATCTGTTCAAGGTCTGCCGGGATTGAAGCATAACCAGCACTATATCTAACTATAACATTATCAAACCCAGGTATAAACCTGCCATAATATTTCAATATACCGGCTTTTGTATCAGTTGAAAAATCGCTTGCTGGTTCATCTGGTAGTTTCGGATAAGCTACTTCAGTAAAGCATTGTAACCCCTTACCGGTAGGTAAAAGCTCAATAGCCGACCATTGAATAACATTAGAATCTTGTGTTATTACCCAACCCTTGTCAAGTACGGTTATCGCTGCGAATAGTAAGGTTAAAGTGTCATAGTTCGCAAGGGTAAGCGTTTCTATTCCAGCATTATCTCCACCACTTACTTGTAATGTCATATCTGATGTACTTATTGACACCTGAGCATGATAAGCATCATCCGAAGTATTCTGAATACCAAAGGCGTCTTGCCTACCAATACCTAGCATAGTGACAGATATCACCGGGAACTGATGTAAGGTTAGTTCGCTTTGACTTTCCCCGTCGTAAAATTCTCTGTATGTCGTTTCAGTAAAGTCACGATTGCAAAATGTCTGGATTGCGTTCGTAGAGCGTGAGATTAGCTGTCCTATCAAAGTATCGTCAGTTGACACCGTAACACCCATGTATAGTTTAAATCGTTCTGTGGTAGTTAGAAGGTCGCCTGATGAGACTGTAAGGTCAGACTGACCCAATACAAAAAAAGAGAACAGAGTGACTACCTCAGTCGTAGAAGCCACCCCCTCGACTCGGATAGTGTAAGTCTTTAAAGTCTCATACCCGAGTAAGGTGGTTGTTGCGATTTTCTCTATATAATATCCTTCGGTATTAGCATCGTCCTGTATTGCCATTG